CAGGCACAGCCAGCCAACCTTCAGGGCATATTGGATTCACAGTGTGGTATAACAATGGGGTTCCTGGCACTAACTCTTACGTAGAAGTTTCGGATGTACAAATAGAATTAAAGTCTCATGAAACTCCTTTTATCAACGGCACTAGGTCCTCCACGGCTTCGTTAATAGATTTAAAAAGAACAGCTAGCATAGACGTGTCTAATGTGTCATTTGATTCAACAGGGCAACCTACGTTTGATGGTACTGATGATTACATAACAATGGCAAATAACCCTCAAGTTGGAGATCCACAAGCGAGTTGGGAGTTTGTTGTAAAGTTTGATATTACTCACAACGATGATACTGGTGAGTATAGACAACTGTATATACAAGAAAATTCTATATGGATCGCTCAATATTATGATAAAATAGGTATTGATATTAGAAAAGATAATAATGCTTGGTTTGATAGTAATGGTGGCGTTGTCACGGGTTCACAAACAGCAGTTGTTGACGCTAACATTTGGTACCATGTAGTGTTTACGTTTAATAACGGTGTAATAAAAGGATATTTAAATAACGTGCTTCAATTTACAACAACCGTGTCTGGAATGACTGGTATTATAAATGGACAAACCCCAAGAAGAATAGGTCGTAGAACTAATCAACCTTTAGATGGTAGCATGCCTGTGGTTAGGCTTTACGATACAGATCTAACAGCAATACAAGTAGCGCAAAATTACAACGCATATAAAAACAGATTTAATATATAAAATTATGGCATTCAAAAACAGAAGATGGTTGGTAATACCAACAAGCATTATAGATGATATCGATTTCAATCAGGTTCACGAACCTAATGCAGAGTCGTTAAGAAAATCTATAGACGAGTCTAAAACCTTCATTAAGTATGAGGTTAATGTGGTTGAAGAAACACACACAGAAACTTTTCAAGATATAGAAACAGGTGAGAATATTACTACCACGGTAGAGGCTGGAACTTACGGCAGACCTTCTATTTACGGTGAAGCATATACGGAATATAATCATGCTGATATTTTAGCTTTGCTAGCAACATCGGAGTGGAGTTCAACAGAAACGCCAGAATAACATGGCAACGTCAATAGGCCCAGAAATAGTTACAGACGGATTAGTGTTGCATTTAGATGCGGCTAATGGAAGTAGCTATTCCGGAACAGGGACCACGTGGAGCGACCTAAGCGGTAACGGAAACGCTGCTATGGTAAGCTCACCGGTCTTTAATTCTGCAACGCCATCAAATTTTACATTTGACGCAACCGATGAGTATTTCTCGTTATCAAGTAATAGTGAAATGTCGATGACCGGGGATGTTACTTTAATATCGTGGTTTAAACAATCCACTACTGGCTGGGCACACCAAACAACCCTATGCACTGCGGTAAACTACAGGGCGGGACTAAAACTAATGTCCCATTACCACGGGCCAGTTTCAGCATGGTTGGCTAATAGTGACGGTACAGATTCTTATGTACTTAGCTCAGGACTGAATGTGGAAGGGGATAACACGTGGCACCAAGCGGTTACTACAAGAAACTCAACAACTGGACTTTTAACTATTTACGTGGACGGAGTGTTAAAAAACAGTGTTACATCCTACACTGGAACAACCTACTTAGCAGGTGTCGCTGCTGTAGGAGTGGACTACCACTCTTCTGGATATTACTATTATGGTAATATAGCGATGTGCACGGCGTATAATAGAGTATTAACAGCTATAGAAATAGCACAGAACTATAGCACATTTAAATCTAGATTTATATAATGTATACAGGGCCAAAATTAACAAATAAAGATTTAGTGTTTGGATATGACACAGGGTATGGGGTGGCTGATAATGGCACTGCTACTAGATCTTATGCTGGTGAACCAACAACAAACCTTCTACCAAGCCCAGCGCTGAACGGTAGGTTTGCGGTCGGTAATGGCTGGCAGACTTATAACACAAATCAATACAACGGTAACAATGATTTCTCTATAGGTGTTGTGGGAAGTGTAACTAACAATATAGTTACATTATCAAGCGTTGGCACGACTATTAGAAGTTTTGATGTTTTAAACCCAGCTACAACTGGGGGTGGCGTAACTGCAGGTACTAATTATGTTATTAAAAAAATAAGTTCAACCACATTTTCGTTACATGCTTATAATAGTTCTCAAGATGGTTCTCAAGGATACACAAACTCATCCACTGGGTTTTTTAAAGTACATGATGCTTATGCCAACGACACTAGGGTAAGTATTACCGCATCTTCTTTCCCCACAATGTGGCACGGATCTCCTCACTTACCTAATTCTGGTTTGATAAAAGAAATAGTACCTAATGGGGGAAAAGTAGAAGGCACAAACTCAATGAGGTTTCATATTTATAGAGGAGATGGGGTTGCAGACGGTATGGCTTATGGTGTTTATACACCAGTGACGGCTGGTAATATTATAACCGTGTCCTATTGGGTGAGACCAGTTGGAACACCTGGGTATGGAAAATACCTTGGATATTCAACATATTTTGGCGCTGGTAATTCAGCACCAGGTTTTGGCACAAATCTCAATAGTGATGGGGAATGGCAATTAATAACCCATACTTGGACAGCGTCTACAACGGTTAATTTCTATTCATATTTTTGGCCCGGAGGATCTACAGGCAAATATGCAATTGATGTTGCTGATATGCAGGTAGAAGTCAACAACGGTCACGCTACTCCTTTTACTTTATCAACTAGATCTGATACGCAGAGTTTAATAGACTTGGTAAAAACTACTGATATAGACGTATCTAACGTATCTTTTGATTCGACTGGTCAGCCTGAGTTTGACGGTACGGATGATAAGGGTGTTATAACAAACTTTCCCCATATATGGAACAGTTCTTTAAGTGTGGAATCAGTTGTTAGCTGGGATGATGATACTAGATCTGTTATTCTTGGTAACTACGACCAAGGATCTGGTGGCCATGATATTAATTTTGAAAAACTAACCTCAGGTATTCTTCGTTTTTATTGGGATAGGGGATCAAGAGATGTAACAACAACAGGTAATCCAGTAGTAACAACAGCTGGTGCATATCATCACGTTGTCTTTATCAGGGATGTGAGCACTAATAATTTTAGGTTTTACGTAGACGGTGAGCTTGTTACAACTGTAGCAAATGCAGGGTCAAATATTCCCACCACCGGTTCGACTTTTAGGTTTGGGGCAGATACTAGAAACGGTAGCACAGTGCACAATGGATCAATACCAGTAATAAAAGCCTATAGTAGGGTTTTAACAGCAGCGGAGATAACAAGCAATTACAACGCGTACAAAAATAGATTTAATATATAACCTGGAAAATGAAAGGTAACAATTATGGCAAACGAATTTAAAGTAAAAAAAGGCCTCATAGTAGATGGCACAAACACAGTCCTTGATATTCAAGGTACGCAAGGGCAATTGTTTTCAGTAACAGACAGCTTAACTGGTGATCTGTTTTCAGTATCAGATATATCAGGTGTTCCAATATTAAATGTAAACTCTAGTGGAGCAGTAGACGTAGATGGAACATTTACAGCAACTGGAGATGTTGTAGCTTATTCAGACGAAAGATTAAAAACAAACATAGAAACTTTAGATGGCTCTAAGGTTTATGATATGAGAGGCGTTAGCTTTACTAAGGATAACAAAAAAAGTAGTGGTGTTATAGCTCAAGAGCTAGAAAAAATAGCACCTGAGTTAGTAAATAACGATAGTCAATTCAAGGCTGTGGCATACGGTAACATAACTGGTTATTTAATAGAAGCTATAAAAGAATTAAAATCAGAAATAGAACAACTTAAAAAACAAATAAAATAATGGCAATTACTTATACTACAAACATAAAGCACTTAAGAGGTGCTCCTAATTTAGATGATTTAGAAAAAGTTATAACAGCGGTTGAGTTTGAGATAATTGGAGTTGACGGCGAACATACACATAATGCCCTTGGTGATCTATCTCTTACATTAGATAAAGATAACTTTACTGATTTTAAAGATATAACAGAGGCTAATGTTAAAGCTTGGGTCGAAGCTAGTGGTGTGTATAGCAACTTATGTAGTGCTTTAGAAGATTTTATTGGTGAAATGAAAGTACCTACTAATGTAGGTATGGAAAAACCTTGGGCTTAAATGGCAGTTCCAGCAAGTGGAAGCATAAGTTTAGGGGGTTTAGCTTTCGAGAAGTTAGAAGACGAGTATAATGATGGGTTACCAAGCGCTATAGATACATCTTATGGCCCATTTAGTTTAAAAGATATAACCATAGGTGGAAATTCTTCTGGTGTTGGTGGTGAAACATATGATTCTACAAATGGTTTTAGCCCATATAAGCCAGACAACGTTGTTAGTTATGGTATGTCTGAATTTTACAGTTATGATCATGATCACGCTGGGCCTGGTTGCAACTTAACCTACCACTTAGGTGGTCAAGGAACGTTTAGTTATCCTGTAAATCTAGGCAGTTCAACCGGTACTGTAACTATAGAATATCAATCCTATAGTGTGCCAGATAAGTTTGTTTTTGTTTGGAATGGAAACACATACACAAGTGGTTCTGGAAATGGTACAGGAGCAGGATATGTAGGAAGTAATAGTTATTTATCTCAATTACAAGCAACAGAGGGTAACTCAAGTGCAACAATAACGCAAGTAACAGGTAGTTACGGTAGTTTGGCACACAACGCTCAAAGCGGTGGTAGAGGTACTATAACATTTAATAAAAACACTTCGTCAAATATCGGCACAATGTCTGTTACAGCGCCTATATCTGGCACTGGCTGGTGGTTTTCAGTTAGCTGCCCAGGCCAAACAATAATAGGTGGCGGTGGAAGTGGTGTAGCTCCTAGTATAACAGCTGTAACTTCAAATGTAGCTGTGCATCAGGTCACGATGGAAGGCAATGTGACAAATAAAGGTTTTGCTTCTAACCTCACTACAGCGGGAACGGTGTCAGCTAAAGGTTTTGCTTGGATGCAAGGCGTTACAGCTACTTCAGATTTTTTTATAGGTGACAGCGGGGTACAAGATGTTCCTGAAGATGACAGCACTATAAATGCAACTGGTACGTTTAATGAAACTATTGCTGGATTAGCAGCGACAAACGGAACGGTAACAACAACTGATGCTTCTAGTATAACAGAAACTAGTTTTGTTGGTGGTTTAGCAAAAACATCAATGGGAACTAGACCTAATTCATTCAGAGCTTATGCAACAAATGCCGCTGGTACTACATACAGTTCAATAGTAAATGTAAATAACACAGGATCTAGTGATCAGTCAGGTATAGTATATTGCAACCAAAGTTATAGTTCTACTCCATCAGTAAATAACAACTCAGGTTCTATAGCCGCAAGCACAGGTAATCAATGGAATCAATTACAAGGTTCTTCGCAGCAAACTGGAACTGTTTCATCTACAATAAACGAAAGTCAAGTGTCTTTAATCGCTAGTAACACTTATAGATATAGAGCCGTAATGAGACAAGGTTCTACTTTACAATACGGTGTTGTTAAAGGTTTCACCGTAGCAGCATCATACTCATTTACATCAACCGTAACAGTTGGATCTGATCAATATTACACAACCTTAGCGTATGGTTTCGCTGATTTAAATTGGCCAGATATGGGTAGTATCAGTAATAGCAGTTTTAACTCTAGTACTTTACTGGGTGTATATTGGCAAAATAATGCCTCAGGAACTGATTATGTATATCTTGTATTTATGGGGTCTAAGCCTAGCTTTACAGAGTTAATAATAGGATCAACAAACCTAGGCGCATCAAGTAGTTGGAGTTCTCAAAGCACTACAATGTGGAGAAAAGCACAATCATCCAACCCTTTTGCCGGAACTGGAGGGACAACAACAGTACAAGCTAACTACTAATAGTGATACTTACACTTAAAAACTGTGAAAATAGAGTAATAATATAAACATAGAATAACGATTTAAAAAAATAAACAATTAACAATTAAATTAAATTAAATTATGGCAGAGAAAACAATTGATTTAACTCCAAAGGTGGAGCAAATCACAGAGGACCAATTAAAAAACCTCCAAAATCTAATAAACGAGATTAACAAGATCCAATTATCTATAGGTCAACTTGAGGTTCAAAAAGCAAAACTACTAGGTGGTGTAAATCAACTAGAAGGTAAGCTAAAAGAAATGCAAGACGAGCTAGAAAAAGAGTACGGTAAAGTTACTGTTAATATTCAAGATGGATCTATCAAGCCTATAGAAGATGAAGCTGATAAGAAAAATTAGTATTGGTAAAGATTATAAAAATGAAGCTATGCATTATGCCGTGGGCCAAGAGGTCTACGGCGGGCATACCATTTGTCATATAACAGAGGAGGATAAAAAGTTTAGTATATTTATCAAAAAAAATAATGATGTACTACCTTGGAAAGACTTTAATAAAAATATGGCGGTTGCTATTGAGTATAATCTAGAATACTAAATGAGAAGCGTTTTCAACTATGTAGTTGAGCCTGTTGGTTCAAGGTACAATAATACAAAAAAGATAGACGGAAACGATCTGATATTAAATACTCAGATTTTTACTCATCAAAGTGTTAATAGGTTAGCTGTTGTTAAACATGTACCTATCATCGGTAATCATAAAATACAAGTAGGTGATCACGTTATAGTACACCACAACGTGTTTAGAAGGTTTCACGATATAAAAGGAAGAGAAAAAAACAGTAAAAGCTATATAGATGAAGATAACTACCTATGTGGTATTGATCAAGTCTATGCTTACAAAAAAACAAAATGGATGCCTACTGAAGGATATGCTTTTGTAAAACCAATTCAATCTAATTATATATTTAGTACTAGCAAGGAACAACCATTAAAAGGTATTTTGAAAATAGTTCAAGATAATCCACACTTAAAAGAAGGAGACTTAGTTGGCTTCACACCAAATAGTGAATATGAGTTTGTTATTGATGGAGAAAGACTTTATAGAGTTAGATCAAAAAACTTAACAATAAAGTATGAACATCAAGGAAACGAAATTGAGTATAATCCAAGCTGGGCATAAAGCAGTTGAAGAATTAATTAAAGTTGCTAAAGAAGCTATCGTTGATTCAGGAGATGATATAACGGCAGATAGATTAAAAAATGCTGCTGCTACAAAAAAGTTAGCTATCTTCGATGCTTTTGAAATACTTGCTAGGATACAAGAAGAAGAAGATATGATTAATAATAAACCTAAAGAACAAGTTGCTGAAACTTCTTTTGGTGGTTTTGCAGAAAGAAGATCTAAGTAATGTATAATCAAAGTTTATTTAAGGTTGTAGAACCTATAAAAATAAATACCATAAAAAGACTTAACAAGTCTAAAAAATGGGAATACGGTTATAACAAAGAACATGATATAGTTGTTATAAGTAAGACTGGTCAGATTGGCGAGATATATGATATACAAAACTTTAAAGTAGCTTTACCAAAAGCTGTTAATGTTACTAAGTTTGAGAATGATAAATGGGAGGTGGCAGAATACCCTAAAGAGTTAAAAAGAATAAAAACTATATTTGACTGGAAAAATTATCCTGATGATTTTAAAGGTAAGTATATAGATTACATAGAAGATGAGTTTCAAAAAAGAGAGGAAGGTTTTTGGTATTACAACAAAGGCGTTCAAACTTATATTACTGGCTCTCATTATATGTACCTGCAGTGGTCCAAAATTGATGTTGGTAAACCAGATTTTAGAGAAGCAAACAGATTATTCTATATATTTTGGGAAGCTTGTAAAGCAGATAAAAGATCATACGGAATGTGCTACCTTAAGAACAGGCGTTCAGGTTTCTCATTTATGTCATCAGCAGTATGTGTTGATATGGCAACCATCTCTTCAGATTCTAGATTCGGTATTTTATCTAAATCAGGACCAGATGCTAAAAAGATGTTTACTGATAAAGTTGTACCAATATCCGTTAACTACCCGTTCTTTTTTAAACCAATTCAAGACGGTATGGACCGTCCAAAAACAGAACTTGCATATAGAGTACCCGCTAGTAAACTTACTAGAAGAAGTATTGTTAAAGCAAGTGATACCACCGGGGTATTAACTGGGTTAGATACAACAATAGATTGGAAAAACACAGGTGATAACAGTTACGATGGTGAAAAATTAAAACTATTAGTCCACGATGAAAGTGGTAAATGGGAAAGGCCAAACAATATATTAAATAACTGGCGTGTAACTAAAACAACACTTAGGTTAGGTAGTAGAATAATTGGTAAATGTATAATGGGGTCAACCTCTAATGCTTTAGATAAAGGTGGAGACAATTTTAAAAGATTATATAAAGACTCAGACGTTACTAAAAGAAACAGGAATGGACAGACTAAGTCAGGACTCTATTCTTTGTTCATTCCTATGGAGTGGAATTACGAAGGATTCATCGATTCTAATGGAGTACCTGTTTTTGACACTCCAAATGAAGAAGTGGAAGGCCCGTACGGGGAATTTATAGAAACTGGAGTAATTGATAACTGGAACAATGAAGTAGAGGGTCTTAAGAACGATCCTGATGCACTTAATGAGTTCTATAGACAGTTTCCACGTACTGAAGAACACGCTTTCAGAGATGAGACAAAAAACAGTATATTTAATTTAGCTAAAATATACGAACAAATAGATTTTAACGAAGAATTAAACGTTGCGAACTACGTTACTAAAGGTAATTTTCAATGGGTCAATGGTGTTAAAGATACAAAAGTTATATTTTACCCTGACAACAACGGTAGATTTAGAGTTAGCTGGACACCACCAGCAAATTTACAAAACAACGTTATAATAAAAAATGGTGTTAAATACCCAGGTAATGAGCACATGGGTGCTTTTGGGTGTGACAGTTACGATATATCGGGTACTGTAGACGGTGAAGGATCTAAAGGTGCTTTGCACGGATTAACAAAATTTAGTATGGAAGATGCACCACCAAACCAATTCTTTTTAGAATATGTATCAAGACCAGCAACTGCAGAAATATTCTTTGAGGATATGCTAATGGCTTTAGTTTTTTATGGAATGCCAATACTTGCAGAGAACAACAAACCACGTTTACTATACTACTTAAGAAGAAGAGGTTACAGAGGTTTCAGTATGAATAGACCAGATAAAGTCTGGAACAAACTTTCTGTAGCTGAAAAAGAAGTAGGTGGAATACCTAATTCAAGTGAGGATATAAAACAAGCTCACGCTGCTGCTATTGAAATGTACATACAAGATCACGTAGGTAAAAAACAAGATGGTAGTTATGGTAGAATAAATTTTAATAGAACGCTAGAAGATTGGGCTAAGTTTGATATAAACAATAGAACAAAATTTGATGCGTCAATATCTTCAGGTCTAGCTATCATGGCTTGTAATAGACATCTATATAAACCAAATGCCAATATAAAGAAAGAAAAAATCAATTTAAAATTTGCTAGATACAAGCAGTCTGGTAACAGATCAAAACTAATAGAAAATTAATATGGCTGAGTCAGTTGTAAAAAGTTATTTTCCAAGTCAAGTCGCAAGTGACTCTGAGAAGATGGGCACCGAGTACGGGCTCAAAGTTGCTAAAGCGATAGAGAGCGAGTGGTTTAAACGCGACTCTGGTACAAATAGGTTTTACGGAAATCAAACAGAATTTCATAAATTACGTTTATACGCTCGTGGTGAGCAGTCTATACAGAAATACAAAGATGAGTTGTCCATAAATGGTGACTTGTCTTATCTTAATTTAGACTGGAAACCAGTACCTATAATACCTAAGTTTGTGGATATAGTGGTAAATGGTATATCAGAAAGAGTATTTGATATAAAAGCTTACTCACAAGATCCTTATGGTATAAGTAAAAGAACAGCTTACATGGAATCTTTATTAAGAGACATGGAAACTGAAGATCTTGCTGAATTTGCACAAACAGCATTTGGTGTAGATATTAGAGAGAATAAAAAAGAAGAACTACCTGATTCTGTAGAAGAGTTAGAACTACACATGCAGTTAAGTTATAAACAAGCTGTTGAGTTAGCAGAAGAGCAAGCTATAAATACTGTGTTAAACGGTAATAATTATGATTTAATAAGAAGAAGAGTTAATTATGATTTAGTAACCTTAGGTATAGGTGCATCGAAAACTACGTTCTCTAAATCAGAAGGTATTAAAATTGACTACGTAGATCCTGCTAATTTAGTTTACTCTTACACAGACTCTCCTTACTTTGAAGACGTATACTATGTTGGTGAAGTTAAAAATGTAACTGTAAATGAGTTAAAGAAACAATTTCCTAATTTAGAAGAAAAAGATTTAATGGATATTATTGGCCAAGGTTTTCAAAACTCTGGATTTTATAATAGAAGTTTAACAGAAGCTAATCAAGTAGATAAAAATCAAGTACAAGTTCTTTATTTTAATTATAAGACTTATGCTAATGAAGTTTATAAAGTAAAAGAAACTGCAACTGGAGCTAGTAAAATAATAGTTAAAGACGATAGTTTCAACCCATTAATGGAAATAGCCATGGAAATGAAGTATGGTAAAGTTTCTAGATCTATAGAAGTTTTATACGAAGGAGCTATTATACTAGGTACTAAAAAGCTACTTAAATGGGAATTAGCTAAAAACATGATGAGACCTAAGAGTGATTATACTAAAGTTAAAATGAACTATAGTATGGTTGCGCCTAGAATGTACAAAGGTAGAATAGAATCTTTAGTAAGCAGAATAACAGGCTTTGCTGATATGATTCAACTTACACACCTTAAGCTACAACAGGTTATGTCTAGATTAGTACCAGATGGTATATATTTAGATGCTGATGGTTTAGCTGAGATAGACTTAGGTAACGGAACTAACTATAACCCACAAGAAGCATTAAACATGTTCTTTCAAACTGGTTCGATAATTGGTAGATCAATGACTAGTGATGGAGATAATAATCCAGGTAAGGTTCCTATACAAGAAATATCTAGTGGAAGTGGTGGTCAAAAAATGCAATCACTTATAGGTACTTATAATTATTACCTACAAATGATAAGAGATGTAACGGGTTTAAACGAAGCTACAGATGCATCTTCACCTTCTAAAGATGCTTTAGTTGGTGTTCAAAAAATAGCGGCAGCTAATTCAAACACAGCTACTAGACATATACTACAAAGTAGTTTGTTCTTAAGCTCTGAAGTAGCTGAATTAATAAGTTTAAGAATATCAGATGTTTTAGAATACTCTCCGACTAAAGATGCTTTTATACAAAGTATTGGTACACACAATGTAGCTACATTAGAAGAAATGAGCAATCTACATTTATATGATTTTGGTATATTTATAGAACTTGCGCCTGATGATGAAGAAAAACAAATGCTGGAGAACAATATACAAATGGCTTTACAGCAGCAAAGTATAGATCTTGAAGATGCGATAGATCTTAGGGATATAAAAAATATCAAACTAGCTAATCAACTTCTCAAAATACGTAGAAAGAAAAAGCAAGTTAAAGATATGGAGATGCAACAGCAGAACATACAAGCGCAGGCACAAGCTAATTCACAAACGCAACAAGCAGCTGCTCAAGCAGAGATACAAAAACAACAAGCTTTAACTAATCAAAAAATGGAGTTAATGAAAATGGAATCAGAGTTTGATTCTAAAAAACTTCAACAAGAGGCTTTACTTAAGAAAGAACTTATGAATCATGAGTTTATGATTAACCAAGAGCTTAAGAAAATGGACCTACAATCCATTGAAACTAAAGATAAATACAAAGAAGATCGTAAAGACGATAGAACAAAAATACAAGCCTCACAACAAAGTGAGTTAATAGACCAAAGAAATAACAAAAAACCACCTAAAAACTTTGAGTCTTCAAGTAATGATATACTTGGTGGTGGATTTGGATTGAATTCATTTGATCCAAGATAATTTTTTAATTTTATAATATTATATTATGGCTGAAAATCAAGAAAATGATGTTCAAGAAGAAGTTGTAGAAGCAACTAACGTTGAACAAGACTTAGTAGATCAACAAGAAGTTGAACCTAAGGTAGAAGCAGAAGTAACTGCTCCAAAAAACGAAGTTCTAGAAGATGGTACTGTTAAGTTAGATTTGACAAGCGTAGAGGAGAAAGCTCCAACTAGCGCTACAAATGAATTTAAAACACCAGAAACTGTAGCTGAAGTACCTCAAGAACAACCGGTTGAAGAACAACCTGTATTAGAGGAAATTACTGAAGAAGAGGTTGTCGAACAAACTCAAGAACTACAGGAAGACATTGTCGATGCAATACAAGAACAGAAAGAGTCTGGTGTTGAGTTACCAGAGAATATACAAAAGGTTGTGGATTTCATCAGTGATACTGGTGGTAGTTTAGAAGACTATGTTAAGTTAAATCAAGACTACTCTAAATATGAAGACGATACTTTACTTAGAGAGTTCTACGCACAAACAAAACCTCATTTAAACAGAGATGAAATTGACTTCTTAATGGAAGATAATTTTAAATATGACGAAGAATCTGATGAGGAAAGAGATATAAAAAGAAAAAAATTAGCATTAAAGGAGCAAGTTGCAAATGCTAAAAGCCACCTAGACGGGCAAAAGTCTAAATACTATGAAGAGATCAAAGCTGGAAGCAGGCTAGCGCCTGAACAAAAGAAAGCAATTGATTTTTTCGATCGTTATGAAAAAGAAGCAAAAGATAACGAGAAGCACCAATCTATATTCTTAAAGAAAACTGAAAATGTTTTTACTGAAAATTTCAAAGGTTTTGATTACAAAGTAGGTGAAAAGAAATATAGATTTAATGTAAAGGATGCTGAAAAGATTAAGAACACCCAAAGCGACATCAACAATTTCACCAAGAAGTTCTTGAATGAAAAAAACGAAATGTCAGATGCAACGGGTTATCACAAGTCTTTATTTACAGCAATGAATCCTGATCTGGTTGCTAATCACTTTTACGAACAAGGCAAAGCTGACGCTATCAAGGATAGTGTTGCAAGATCCAAAAACATTGACATGGCACCTCGTGGTACTCACGAAAAAGTTGCTAATGCTAGTGGTTTTCAAGTAAAAGCTATATCTGGAGAATCTTCTAATGACTTTAAAATAAAACTTAGAAAATAATCATTTAAAAAAAATTAAAAATTATGGCTTTTAATTCAACAGGTGCTGCATTAGCACACCTAACGCCAAGACCAGACAAATCTTTGTTTGCTGGCAATTACCTGTCTATCACAGGAAACGATTTCAATTTCACAAAACAATTCTTACCAGAAGTTTATGAAAAAGAAGTTGAAAGATACGGAAATAGAACTGTAGGAGGTTTCTTACGTATGGTAGGAGCAGAAATGCCTATGGCATCTGACCAAGTAGTTTGGGCAGAGCAAGGTAGAATTCACGTAGCATTTGACGATTGTTCATTAGCTGCAGGTGGTGACGCTGCTTTAAACAAAATTACATTTTCAAGTACTGCTAACGCTGCTTACATTAACATTGGAGACACTGTTGTAATAAGCAAAGGTGGTAAAACTGCTAAATGTTATGTTACTGCTAAACCATCTACAACTACTATTACAGCTGTACCTTACAAAGCTACTGCTTTAAACGGTGCTGCTGCTGGAGCTTTCAGTAACAGTGGTGCAACAACAGCATTAAGTTTGTTTGTATACGGTTCTGAATATGGAAAAGGATCTATAAACGTTGGTAATACTTTAAATGCTCAAAGTGAGTACTTTAATAACTCACCAATAATTATAAGAGACAAATATTCTGTAAACGGATCTGACACTGCTCAAATTGGGTGGGTCGAAGTTACAACTGAAGTTGGAACATCTGGATACTTATGGTACTTAAAATCTGAGCACGAAGCTAGATTAAGATTCGAAGATCAATTAGAAATGACTATGATTGAAGCTGAAAAAGCTGCACATTCATTCTCTGCTGATCCAGGAGTTGGATCTAACTCTTTCACTGTTAAAGGTACTGAAGGTATGTTTGCTGCAATCGAATCAAGAGGATTAGTTTACTCTGATGCTGATTTCGGTGGCGCAGCTGCTGATGACGGTTTAGCTGATTTTGACCTTATCTTACAAGAACTAGACAAGCAAGGTGCTATCGAAGAAAACATGATGTTCCTTAATAGAGGAGTATCTCTTGCTATCGATAACATGTTAGCTGCTCAAAATTCTTACGGAGCTGGAGGTACATCTTACGGTGTATTTGACAACTCTGAAGATATGGCGCTTAACCTAGGATTCTCAGGATTTAGAAGAGGTTCTTACGATTTTTACAAGACTGATTGGAAATACCTTAACGACTCTACAACTAGAGGTTTAGTTAAAGATATTGAAGGAGTTATTGTTCCTGCTGGAACTTCAACTGTTTACGATCAACAACTTGGTAAAAACATTGCAAGACCATTCTTACACATTAGATACAGAGCTTCTGAAGCTGATGATAGAAGAATGAAATCTTGGATTACTGGTTCAGTTGGTGGAAACTTTACTTCTGATGAAGACGCGATGAACGTTCATTTCTTATCTGAGAGATGTTTATGTGTTCAAGGAGCAAACAACTTTGTTCTACTTAAGTCTGCTGATGGTGTAATTGGTGACTAATTACTATTAACCTAATGTAATTTTTACCCTCGTTGTATAGACGGGGGTAATTATTACTTTTATTAAATTATATTATATTATGAAAACAAAAAATGAAGTATCCAAGGCACAGTCTTGGGAAGTTAAAGATAGGATATATCACTTAATGGGTGATGGAAATCCTTTATTGTATGTTATACCTAGTAGACATACACGTAGAAAACCTTTGTTATATTTTGACGAAGCAACTGGAGTGCAAGAAGAAATAAAGTACGCTACAAACCAAACCTCACCATTAGTTGCTGGGCAAAAGGGAGAAGCTACATTAGGCCACATTGCATTTAGAAATGGAACAATAGTAGTTCCTAAAAGAAAACAAAATCTACAAAAATTATTAAGCCTATACCACCCTCTAAAAAATATCATATACAAAGAGCATGATGAAGTAAAAAATGCTAGTATAGATTTAGAATATATGGAAGCAGAAGTTGATGCTTTAGTTGCCGCGAAGCAAATAGAGATTGATTTAGCGGAAGCTATATTAAGAGTTGAAGTAGGTAGTGCAGTAAGTAAGATGTCATCTAAAGAAGTTAGAAGAGATGTTATGCTTATGGCACGTCAAAACCCATATTTATTCTTAGAGCTTTTAGCTGATGACTCTGTACCACTAAGAGACTTAGGTGTTAAAGCGGTAGAAGCAAGTATAATTTCATTATCTCCTGACAACAGAGTATTTAGCTGGGCGAGTAACGGTAGAAAGCTATTCTCAGTACCTTTTGATGAACATCCTTATTCAGCTTTAGCCTCTTGGTTTAAAACTGATGAAGGTATGGAAGTTTTGATAACAATACAAAAGAAACTTAAATAGTACCCATTGTAGTGAAGCCACTGTAATGGTGGCTTTATTATAAAAAACAAATAAACATGGCAGTAAGTATAGACACAGTATATCAAAGAGTTTTAGCTATAGCTAATAAAGAACAAAGAGGTTATGTAACACCTCAAGAGTTTAATATATTAGCCAACCAAGCTCAGATGAGTATATTTGAACAATATTTTTATGACCTGAGTCAGTTCGAAGAGGTGATGCAGAGAAAAAATGATACTACTTATGCTGATATGCTAGATATTATAAATGAAAAGATAGATATATTTGAAAAATATAGACAGACAGTAACAGTGTCTGGATCTGGAGTAGGCATACTACCAGACCATTACAGAATGGGTGAATTATATACAAACAAATGTGGTTATGATGCTGAAATTGAAAAGATAAATCAGAATAACATACATCATATATTAAACTCACCATTAACTAATCCGACAGAAACTTATCCAGTTTATGTTAGAAATTCAGGTTCTACAGAATCACATAGACATAATAGAATACAGATATACCCAATCACAATAACAAGTGGTGACAACGTAGTTTGTAACTACATAGCAAAACCAGCTACAGTTTCTTGGGGTTATACTATTGTTAATGAAAAAGCTTTATACAATAGTGGATCAACAATTAATTTTGAGCTACACCCTGCTGAAGAAAAAAACCTGGTGATTAAGATACTAGAATTATCTGGTATAATACTTAAAGATCCAAACTTATATCAAACAGCTGCTACAGAAGAGTCTCAACAGATAACACAAGAAAAACAATAATAGATGGCATTACTAACAGGAACAAATTCGACTTATTACCAAGGTGCTGATGGTACTTTTAATAACGGTGATGAGAATTATGGTAACTACCAGTTTATAACTTTAAAAGATATTGTAGGAAACTTCTTGATTAGTTATGTTGGAGAAGGTAAAATAATACCTAGAGTAAGAAGACAAGATGTTTTGTTTCATGCTCAAAGAGCAATACAAGAATTAAGTTATGATACTTTTAAATCAACTAAATCACAAGAGGTTGAAGTTCACCCATCTCTTACTTTGCCTTTGCCTCATGATTACGTTAACTATGTTAAAGTAACACACAAAGATGATGCAGGTTTAGAGCATGTTATATATCCTGCTAGAAAAACAAGTAATCCAACAGCTTTACTACAAGATGGAACTTTTGCTTACACTTATGATAGTGATGGAAAATTACAAACAGCAAGTGACTCAGATACTTGGGCGTCATTCAGTAGCAACTCTACGTCAACGTCTCAAAACTCTGATCAAAACCTATACGAGTATCATACTGATACAGGTAAAAGATTTGGTTTAAACCCTGAAAATGCTCAATCAAATGGAGTATTTTTTATAGATGAAGTTAAGGGTAGAATACATTTTAGCTCTGATCTTTGTAATAAGACTATAACATTAAAATACATTAGTGATAGTCTAGGATTAGATGGAGAAAGAA